CAATCTTTCCCGGATCATGGCGCGGGCCTGGGAGCTCTACCGCAAGAATGAGATTACCTTTGCGGAGGCCCTGCACCGTAGCTGGATCACCGCGAAGGCCGAACCCGTGAACGCGCAGCGCATCGAGGCGGCGAAGGCCGAGGCCGGTATTACCGAGGATACTAACACCTGGGCGGGCTGGAAAGCTCTTGGGTATGAGGTCATCCACGGCAGCAAGGCCCTGTTTGGCTGCAACCTCATTTGGGGGAGCAGGGGGGACGGGGCCGAGTACAAGGCCCGGTTTTTCGGACTGTCCCAGGTCCAGGCCATCGCATGAGGCGGCAGGCCGTGATAACGGAGCTGGAGCCGTCCCGCTCCGGGGCTATGTACGCAAAGCAGCAGCGCGAATTATGCGCCCTGGTCCGCGAGATCAACGAGGCATGGAGAGCGACCGGGCGCACCGGCTCCCCGATCCAGGAGCTGCTAATCACCCTTGCTAAGATGCTGGCATGGGCGGAGGACACCTAACCGGGGCGGGCAACCCCCGCCCCGTAGGGACCACAAGGCCCGCTCCATGCGGCGGCGATCCTCTTTTATCGGCAAAGGCAACTTTAAGAAATTTACTGCACAAGAAGTGCAAAAAGCCATTGACAGACACCCCCGCATTGTGCTACCATAAGGACAAGGAAAAGGACAAGGACGCAAGAACAGGAGGCGCAGCGCATGGAAGCCCTGACCGTTTACACCCGGCAAGAGATAGCCCAGGCCCCGGCGCAGGAGATCACAGCGGGCTTGTTCCTGGACTTCGTAGCATGGATAGATCGAGGCGACAAAACCACCCGCAGCTATCTAACCAACCTTCGGCAGTTTATGGCCTGGCTGAAATACCGCGCAATCAGCCGCCCCGCCCGCCCTGACATTATCTCTTATCGGCAATGGCTGACCGCAGAGCATGACGCTATCAGCTTCGACCCGGAGAGCGTGGCAGGCTGGAAATACCGGACCGATGCCAGCGGACACCCGATAAAGGTAAATTGCAAGCCGAACACGGTAACGCAGTATCTCCGGAGCGTCTGCCAGTTTTTCCGCTGGACCGCTGCCAATGGCCTTTACCCTGACATAGCGGCGAATATCCACGCCCCTAAAGTGAAGCACGATACCCACCATAAAGACGCGCTGACCGCTTCGGAGGTCCTGAGCATCGAGACCAGCATAACGGAGCGGGCGCAGGAGCGGACACAGGCCGAACAGGAAGCGCAGAAAGACACGGCGGGCCGGATGCAGCGCAGCGGGGAGCAGGGCAAGCGGCTCTATGCTATGTACCTCTTAGCCGTCAATGCCGGACTGCGGACCGTGGAGATCAGCCGCGCCAATGTTAAGGACCTGGAGACAAAAGGCGGGCAGACCTGGCTTTATATCTGGGGAAAGGGCCACAGCGAACCGGACCAAAAGAAGCCCATAGCCCCGGAAGTGGCGGCGGCGATCCGCGACTATCTCCAGAGCCGCGCAGACCGGCCCACCGGCGCGGCCCCCCTCTTTGTGGCGACCGGCAACCGGAGCGGCGGCAAGCGCATAGCCCCCACCACGATTAGCACCATGCTAAAGCGGGCCATGCAGGAGGCCGGCTTTGACAGTGAACGCCTGACCGCTCACAGTCTGCGCCACACGGCGGGAACGGCGGTCCAGGAGCTGACAGGCGACATTTACACCACGCAAAAATACATGAGGCACAGCAACCCCGCCACCACGGAAATCTATCTGCACAATGACACGGAAAAACAGGAGGCGGGCATAGCCCAGCAGCTCTATAACCTCTACCACGGAACCGGGGACAATGACACCCGCTCCAAGCTGGAACAACTCGTTAGCCGGATGAACCCGGCCCAGCTCCAGCAGCTCACCAGCATAGCCGCCGCAATGGCATAACCAAGGCTTTTAGTCGGGAGCATCCCGGCCAGGAATAAAAGCGGGGCAGCTCACCGCCTGCCAAAGCTAGAGAGCTGCCCCAAACACCACCCGGAGGCGGCAAGGCCATTATAGCCGACCCGCTCCACCATTTCAATAGAAGGAGCGTACAAAATGACACAGAAACTTGTCAGCGGAACCCCGATCACCTATGAAGATTTTAGAATTGCCGTCATCAAGCCCCGCAGAACCCAAAAGGCCCAGCGGCAGGAGATCGAGAGCAGCATTAAAGCCCTGACCGCACAGAATGACTTTTTTAGCCTTGACATTATCCGCAAGGCCGCGACCGCTCTTACTGACGATACCGGCGCGGGGCGAAACCTGTATTTCCTCTTGTGGAAAGTGATAACCGCAAAGCCCGGAGATATTCTTTGCCTCCGGGTAGAGTAAACCAAGGCCGCAGCGACCCGCTCCAATGCCACCAGGCACAGGAGCGGGCGGCGCCTTTTATCCTTATCGGCTCGAAGGGAGGCCCAGAGCATGACAGAGTTTAGCTTTTACCTGTCCGCCCAGGACACAGACCGGCTTTTTGCTATCAAGCAGCTGCAAGGGCGCAGCGACATGACCGGCAACGATTTTGCGCGGGAACTTTTGGAGCGGGAGTTATTCCGGCTCTTTCCTTCCGTCCCAGAGTATGACGAAAACGGCAGCTTGATAAACCCAGACAAATACTAGGGCAGATAAATTCTAATCGAACTAATATTGAATAGCTTAATTAGAAAATACCTTGTGCATCTTAGGCAAGCTGCACAGGAAGCGCAGGAGAGCATACAGAGGACAGGAGGCGCGGGAAGTATGAAAATTATCACCGCCGCAGTAATCAAGGGCGGCACAGGGAAAACCACCACAGCGGCGGCGCTTGCCCAGGCAGCAGCCGCAGCCGGTAAAAAGGTATTGGCGATAGACCTTGACCCCCAGGCCAATTTTACCTTTTTCATCGGAGCGGATCAGAACGCCCCCGGCAGCTATCAGCTGCTACATGGAGCGGGAGCGGCAGAGCTTATACAGGCCACCCCGCAGGGCATAGCCGCAATTTCCGCAAGCCCTGACCTTGCCACGGAGAAAACGACCCCGGCAAGCGCGAAGCGGCTACAGGCCGCATTGGAGCCGGTAAAGGGGGACTATGATTTTATATTCATCGACACCCCGCCCCAAATGGGAGAGCTGACCTATAACGCTTTGCAGGCCAGCACTGGGCTAATTGTCCCGCTGGAAACCGATAACAGCAGCTTGCAGGGCCTTTATCAAATCGCGGACATAGCCCACCAGATGCAACGGAGCAACCCCGCGCTACGGATCATTGGCACGATCCTAACCCGCTATGACGGGAGGCCGAAGCTAAACCGCTACTTGCAGGAAGCCATAGCGGAGCGGGGCCGGGAAATCGGCGCACCCTTTTTAATGGCTATCCGGGCCGGAATTGCAATTCGGGAGGCCCAGGCTATGCAGCAATCCATTTTCGATTATGCGCCACGTTCCAAACCGGCGCAGGATTATAAAGACCTATTCAAGAAAATATCACGGGAGGGCTAAACCATGGCAGGAAAGAAGGATTTTGCAGGGATAAACACCGGCAGAGTGTACACCAGCATTGAACAGGCCACCAGCGAAAAAGGGCAGCAGGGAACCGCCAGCCCCCAGGAAGCCGCCGAAAGGGCCGCAGAATTAAGGACCCAGGGCCGCAAGGGATGTAAGGCCATCAGAATTAACATGGCTTTCACCCCTGACAATCACGAATTTATCCGCGTCATGGCGAAGATCACCGGCAAGACCATGACAGAGTTTGCTAACCTGGTAATAGAGCGGTATAGGACGGAACACCCGGAGCTTTACGACCAGGCGAAAGCTATCATAGATCAGCTTTGACACGGGGCCACCCGTCCAGGGAAACGCCCCCGAATTGCGCGGAGCTGCCCGCGTCCCGCTCCATGAAAACGATGAACGCAGAGCAAAGGGCAGAGGGCCACACGCACCCATCACAGCGCACCAGGCAGCGCGGAGCCGGAGCCGGAGCTGCCGCCCACCGTCACGCCCAGGGCGCGGCAGAAACAGACACCCCCACCCCGAAAGGCCGTAGGTACTACCCAGAGGATACAAAAATGCGGGGCGTGGAAGGCGCGGGATTTTTTCGGCGCGAAACAAAAAATTTTTTTGCATTTCGTTACGCAAGACCCCCGGCCCCCTCTGGGACCCATAGAAAAACCCCATAAAATAAGGACTTTTGACCGCATGGCCCCACATTTCCGGGGCCGCTGCACCCCCACCGGGAGCGGCTACCGGGGCCATTTTGACCGTTTCGGCCCTCTTTTTAGCGGCGTTAGCATGGAGGATTAGACCATTGAAAGACGATTATAGCCCCATCCAGGAGCCGGAAACGGCAGAAAACACCCCCATAGAGGGGCAGCTATCGCTTGACGGATTCAGCACGCCGCCCGCACAAGAGGCGCAGGAAATCACCCCGGAGCGGGCCGCGCAGATGCCAGCAAAGGAATATCTGAAGATGAAATATACACCGGAACAGTTAGACCAGGCGCGGCGGGCCGCAGAGCTGCAACGAACCCTTGCGGAGATCGGCCCGGAGGGCCTGGAGGCGTTGCAGCGGAGAGCGGCGGAGGCGGCTAAAATGGCAGAGGAAAACGCGAAGGACCCGGAGTATAACCCCAGGATTGACCCGAACAACCCGCTTTTTGACTTTGAGGAATGGAAGCGGGCGGCGGGGATCAGGGATATAAACGAGCTTACAGCCCTGTTGACCGCCACCGTTGGCGCGGCCCGTGACGTGGCGGCGCAGTATGCCGGGACCGTTACTCCCGGCATTATGGAGGCCGTAAACGCCATCATGCAGGCCGTCCAGTCTGACACCTTCAAGGCCATTAAAGAAAAGGTCATTTCTTTAGCGGAGCTGCTGCGGGCCAACCGGGAGACCATAGAGGCCATAGCAAAAGACGCGGCGGAGTATGAGCGCCTGCAGCCCTATATTGAGGCGGAGATAGCGGAACTGCAAACGGATCCTCAGTATGCAGAGCTAACTTTAGATGACCTCTTAGCCGACCTGGACGATAACGGGGAGCCGGTTAGCTCTATCTGGGCGCAGATACTGGAGCGGGCAAGGCGGCGGCGGGAAATGGCAGAGGCCGCAGCGGAAGCCGCAGAGGATATAACGGAGATCGAGCGGGCCGCGCAGGACCTACCCCGGATCATGTCAAGCCCTACCGACCTTTTGAGCTACCCGCTCGACAAGCCAAATAGCCGGATATGGGGCCTGTTAGCCGGAGCGGAGCCTAACGGACAGTTACGAATTGATATTGACACCACCAGCGAAAAAGAGCGGAAACAGGGCAAAGAGGCCCTTATCTACTACGGGATTTCGTTTGATGCCCTGGAAACACTCGGAGCCGGAATAACCATCACAAAGCAGCTGACTCCCTTTGATAAGCGTGTGTATGTCGCAGCCGCAGCCTTGCACCATGCCGGAAACAGCATCATGACAGCTAACCAGATTTATAAAATGATGGGAAACAAGGGGAACCCAAACGCAAAGGACTTGAAAAAAATAGACGATAGCCTAACAAAAATGGGAGCCGCCCGCGTCTATCTTGACAATGGGATGGAAACGAAAGTATACAAAAAATACACCCGTTTCAAATATGACTCCTCTTTATTGCCTTTCGAGAGGATTAGCGCGTATATCAACGGGCAGTTAGTGGAAAGCGCAATACACCTTTTCCGGGAACCTCCACTAATCACGTTTGCACGGGAGCGGGGGCAAATAACCGGATTGACACGGCAGCTATTAGAAAGCCCGATCAGTAAAACCGATGCCAACTTGCAGCTTGAAGATTACCTATTAGAGCGCATAGGACACATGAAAAACCCCAAAAGCAAGACCCCGCGCAAAATGCTTTACTCGACAATCTTTGAAAGATGCGGCATAACAACGAAAAAACAGAAGCAACGCGCCCCGGAGAAGATCAGGCGATACCTGGACCACTACAAAAAGACCCTTGACCCCAAGACCGGGGAGCCGTGGATTGCAGGATATACAGAGGAACCGGACGGAGTAACAATCAGACTTTAGCCGATAAGGAAAAGGGCGGCTTTCCCTGCCGTCCCGCTCCACGCGGGGCAATCTTCGCAGCGACTTCTTGTCCTTCTTTGCTTCGATTTTTTGTCCCCTTGCTTTCGATTTTTTGTCCCCCCGCTTTCGACTTTTTGTCCCCCCGCTTTCGACTTTTTGTCCCTCGGCATTTTCGGAAACCCTTGATACACAAGGCTTTTTCGGCTGTCTGAAAAAGTGAAAGTATTAAAAGACCTTAAAGTCTTTTACCGCCGTCCCGCCCCAGCTTGACGCGGGCGGGGCCGGGCGCTACTATGCCGATAAAAGAAAGGCCGCTACCGTCCCGCTCCACCCCCTGGGCTATTCCCCTTAGCGGCAATCAGAGGGGACCGGCTGGAGAGGATCGGCGGGAGCGGCGCAATCTTGGCAAGCAACGTCCTTTGATATCAAAGGACAGATTTTAGGGGGCAACCCCTAACACCCCAGGCCCAGGGCGGGGCCAAATCTCCGCAGGATGCCGGAGCGGAAACCGTAAGGCAACCCCACGCGAAAAACCGCGAAATTCAAAGGGGGGATAGACGGGGGGCGGGGGGAGTGCTGAAATCTTCCGAAATCCGCACACGGGAGCGGGGCCGTCCCGCTCCATTTCATAGCAACAGGAGGCTACCACATGGACAGAGAAACGGCAAAGCGGGAAGTAAAGAGCCGCGTTAGCTGCCTGGACTATCTGCAATCTTCAAAGAGCGGGCTTTACTGCTGCCCCTTTTGCGGGAGCGGGAGCGGGAATAACGCCACCGGCGCAGTAAAATACTACCCCGATACTAACACCTGGCATTGTTTCGCTTGCGATAAGACAGGGGATGTTATCGACCTTTACCAGCTGGAGAGCGGGACGGACTACAACGGGGCCTTATCCTTACTAGCGCAGGAGATCGGCGCGACAATCGACCCATACAGGCCAGATGCAGCCGCCGATTTTGCGCCCGCTCCAAAAAATGACCGCACAGGAGGCCGCAGGAGCGATTTTAGCGGGGCGGGTAATGAAGTTACACCCCCAGAGGAAAAAGCCGCGCAGAGCGGCGCTAAATCGCTCACAGAGCCGCCCGCCGATTATACGCCCTATTTCAGAGAGTGCAGAAGCCGTATAAATGACCCCGCCGCGCTGGAATACCTCCGGGGCCGTGGGATCAGCCCGGAAACGGCGGCGGCGTACTGGATCGGCTATGACCCCGCCGCAGACCCGGCGCAATCGGGCCACCCCTGCCCGCGCATCATCATACCCACCAGCACCGGGCATTATATCGGGCGCAGCATCGACCCAGAGACCCCGAAGCAGTTTGCGAAAATGAACAACAAGGGCGGCAAGCCCGCAATCTTCAATAGCCGCGCACTGTACGCGCAAGAGGCGCAGGAAGTCTTTATCACAGAGGGCGCTTTTGATGCCCTTTCCATCTTAGAGGCCGGAGCCGTTGCCATTGCCTTAAACAGCGCGGCAAACGCGGAGGCCCTTATAAAGCAGCTGGAGCAGCGCAGGACGGCGGCAACTCTGATATTGTGCCTGGATAATGACGATGCCGGGAAAAAAGCCACAGAGACCCTTAGAGCGGGCTTGCAGCGGCTTAATATCGCCTATATCACCGCGAATATATGCGCAGGGTATAAAGACCCTAACGAAGCCTTGACGGGCAACCGGGCGGCTTTTATCGCTGCCATAGAGCAGGCCCGGAGGCAGACCGCAGCGAAGCCGGATAACACGGCGTTCTATATTGATGCCATAATGAGCGAGGAAATAGAACGCTTCAAGAATGACAAAAAGACCGGCTTTGCAAACCTGGACGCGGAGGCGGGCGGGCTTTATTCCGGGCTTTACGTCTTGGCGGCTATTTCCTCCCTGGGAAAGACTAGCTTTGCCCTCCAGCTTGCGGACCAATTAGCGGAGCGGGGAAACGATATTGTTTTCTTCTCCCTGGAGCAATCAAAGCTGGAGCTGGTAAGCAAGAGCCTTGCCCGGAGAACGGCCCAGGAGAACCCGGAAAAGGCCGTCACAAGCCTATCTATCCGCAAGGGCTACTTGCCCCCGCAGGTATTGGCGGCAGCGGAGGCATACAAAGAGGCCGTAGGGGATCGGCTGTCAATCGTAGAGGGGAACTTTGAGTGTAACATTTCCTTTATCGGCGATTATCTGAGGCGCTACGTTGCCCGGAATGAGGCCCGCCCCGTTGTGATCCTGGACTATCTGCAAATCCTCCAGCCCGCCGACGATGCCCCCCGGAGAGCAAGCCTAAAAGAGACAGTAGACAACACCGTAACAGAGCTAAAGAGGATCAGCCGGGAGCTTGACTTGACCGTTATAGTTGTCTCCAGCGTGAACCGGCAAAACTACATGACCCCCATAGACTTTGAGAGCCTGAAAGAGAGCGGCGGCATAGAATTTACTGCCGATGTTGTTTGGGGCTTGCAGCTTCAATGCATAAATGACCCCATCTTTGAGAAGGACAAGGGCATAAAGGAAAAGCGGGAGAAGATCAAGGCGGCAAAGGCGGCGAACCCCCGGAAGATAGAGCTATCATGCCTCAAAAACCGTTACGGGAAATCGAGCTATAGCTGCTATTTCAATTACTACCCGGCAAACGACCTTTTTACAGAGTGCAGCGGCGCGGAGCTTGACTTTGACATGATGCCGGAAGCGTCACCCGCTCCAACCCGCAGAATATGAGGGGAGGCGCAGAGCATGGCGAAAAGTTTAGCGGAGTATGCCGCCCAGAACCCGCAGCCGGAGCCGCCGAAGGAGCCTCATGCCATAGCCAAAGCCGCCCGCTCCTATAATGACCGCATGGCGGAGCGGGACCAGGTGGAGCGGATCAAGACCAGCATAGCCCAGCAGCTCCAGGAGGGGAACGCCCCTCAATACGTCCTTTATTCGGCGCTGCGGGCCATCGGGATATTGACCCATGATGAGGCATGGGCGGAGGCCCAGGAAAAGGCCCTTGATAGCGTATATAGCGACCTTGCCCAGCAATCTTTACTGACAGACAATGCAGCCATAGCAGCGGAGCGGCTGGACGCTATGCAGGCGGACTATAACGCCAAACTGCGGCGGCAGCTGCAACGGCAGATCGGCGGCTATAAGCGCATTGCGCGGGCCTTAAATGAAGCCCTGACTGCAGTAAATGAGTTAGACCCCCAGGAGCCAGAAACGCCACCACAGGCCAAATAACGGCGCAGGAGCGGGCAGCTTGTCCCGCTCCCCTTTTTCCTTTATCGGCTACCCTCTAATTGTTGTGCTTTTCCTTTACTTTTTCTTGCATATATGGTATAATAAGCGCAGGAAATCCGAAAGGACACAGTCAGCACAAGAAGCGCAGAAAGGCAGGGCGACCATGAACGAAAAAGCAGCGGAGGCGCGGAGAGCGTATAAAAGAAAATGGGCCAGGGAGAACCCGGAGAAGGTAAAGGCCCAGCAGGAAAGGTATTGGGTGAAGCAGGCCGCAAAGGCAGCGGAGCGGGCCACCACCCCGCCCGCCGATGGACTGCCGGAGCGGGCTTAGAGAGATAGGAGGCGCGGCGAATGGCGAAGGGCGGCAATATTAAGGCCGTAAGTGATGAGGAAATCATAGCGGCCCTTCTGGATCATGGGACCGTAAAGGCCGCTGCGGAGGCGGCAGGAACCACGCCCCGCACCGTCTACGACCGCATGAGCAACCGGGAGTTTCGGGCGGCATACGCAGAGGCGAAGAATGATATAATCCGCAAGGCCGTGTTTACCATCAATGAGCGGCTGGCGGACGCGATCAACACCGTTTCGGAGATTATGAACGATGCCAGGAATAACCCGGCGATCCGCCTTCAGGCCGCGCAGACCATCATAAACAACGCGGGGAAATTTGCCGACCGGCTGACCCGTGACGAAAGGGAGAGCCGGAACGCGGGTAAAGACCCGCTCCAATCGCTTTTTGACTAAGGGAGGCGGCAGACCATGAGACCAGCAATCGAAGAAAGCGCCTTTAATGCCCTGGAATGGCGGGCCATTGACGGCGAGAAAATAGACGAAGCCTTGACCGGCGCGACCGTGATCGGCGCGGAGCCGGTCGATTATCCGGAGACAGACGGGCTAATCATCTATCTTAGAGGCCGGAGCGGGGCCGCGTTTGCGCTGGAGACCGGGGCGGAGTATGACTTTGCAGAGGAAGGGGAAAACCCCTTTTACACCCGGCTTGCAGTTGTCCCGCTCCCGGAGGACCCGGACGCGCCAACGGGGGAGCTGACCCCGGAAGTACAGCGGCAGATAGCGGCGACCGTGGAAGCCTGGTATAATAGCCTGACCGTCACCGGCTGACCCCAAAGGGCGCACTTACTCACCACCCGCAGGCGGGCGGCGGACCGTGCGCACCGTGCGCGGCGGCGGACCGTCAGAGCCGGAATAAACGCCCCAGGAGCGGGCTATACTAAAACGCGAGGGAACGAGGCCCCCGCGTTTTGCTTTACCATACGATAACTTTTAGGTACTTGACAAGTAAATACTTTTGAGTTATTATAGCCCCAGACAGAGAGGGGGCGGTGGACTTGTACGAGGTGCATTTTTACCGGGACAAGAGCGGGGACCAGCCCGCGCTATCCTACTTAAAGGCGCTGACCGGGAAGAATGATAAAGACAGCCGAATACGCGCCCGGAAAATCCAGGATTATATCAACGTGCTGCGGGAGCATGGAACCTTTATAGGGGAACCCATCGTAAAGCACATAGAGGGCGATATATGGGAGCTGCGACCCGCACGGGACAGAGTTTTCTTTGTGGCCTGGCACAATAACGGGTATGTACTGCTACATTGCTTCGAGAAGCACACGCCCAAAACCCCGGAGCGGGAAAAGAAGCGGGCGCGGGCCGAATATAAAGACTTGAAAGAAAGGGGCTTAGACGATGAAAAATAGCGCGATCGGGGACAGCTGGGAAGATGTGCAGGCGCAGCTTTTCACCCCGGAGGAAATTGCAGAAAGCACGCTGCGGGTCTCCCTGATAGGGGAGCTTGTCAAGGCCCGCCAGGAACAGGGGATCAGTCAAAAGCGCCTGGAGGAAATGAGCGGCGTAAAACAGCCCATCATAGCCCGCATGGAGAAGGGCTATACAAGCCCCCAGGTTGACACCCTCTTAAAGGTCCTGGCCCCGCTGGGAAAAACCCTTGCTATTGTCCCTCTGGAGACCAAACAAGCATAAAGGAAAGGACGGGAAGCCGCACGGCAACCCGCCCTTTTTCTTTCAGATCCTCCGGACCGGCGCGGGCGATCAGCCCCCGGCCCCATCTTCCTTATCGGCGACATACTCCAGGAAATCCCCCGGCTGACACCCCAGCTTTTTGCAGACCGTTTCAATATTAGCCCAGGAGATAGGCCGGTTATGCCGCAGCGACTGTATAGACGCTTCAGAAATGCCGCCCGCCTTTTCTCCCTTCTCCCGTGCTGCTTTGTTTTCGGCTCTTAGCTTCCCGCTATTCCAGCCCTTTTCTTTCAGAGCTTCCAAGACGTTAATTTTATATTGCAGACCCATAGCCGCGACCTCCTTAATTTTTTCGGAAAGAAGGGGCCGCAATTTTTATTGCGCGTCCTTTCCCACCATCCGCATTATAACATAAAAAGTACACTAAAATCAATGCACAAAGTACACAAAAATTAGAGCAAACCTTTGTGCATTTTTGCACTAAAAAAAGTGCAAATAGCTGTTGACAATGCTCTAATATCAGTGTATAATCATAATCAGAAAGGGGGAGGGAAACAGAGGTCAAGCCAAGGCGGACGGAGTACCGAAAGGGAAGCAAGAACGCCAGGTAAGAGCGGGAAGCAGGATAAGGGAGATTGAGAGAGCCAGAGGCCTAGATGCTTAAAGCCTGCCGCCGCTTGACCCAGCAACCCGAACCGATAAAAGAAAAGCCCCCCGCAAGCCGTAGGAAGCAGGGCTGGAGGCAACCACAAAAGGGCCGGAGACAGTATAGCACGGCCCGCCGATAAAAGAAAGGGGCTAAACATGAAGTACAATCTTTCCCGGATCATGGCGCGGGCCTGGGAGCTCTACCGCAAGAATGAGATTACCTTTGCGGAGGCCCTGCACCGTAGCTGGATCACCGCGAAGGCCGAACCCGTGAACGCGCAGCGCATCGAG